ACATGGAAACAATGAAAAAGTTGCTGACTTGCCTTTGCTTATGGCATCAGAAAAGAAAGAATTGTGGTCAGATACCAGATTCCATGAATGGCATCTTGGTCATTTCCATCACAAGAAACAAATCAAGTTTCAGTCAGTAGATGAACAGAAAGGTTGTGTGATTCGGTTCATGCGTTCCCTATCTGGAACAGATGCATGGCACAATTTGAAAGGCTACACACAAAATGTTCAATCAGCAGAAGCATTCATTTGGCATCCATCTGATGGAATGATTGCACATCTGTTCTTCAATTTATAGGCATGAATATAGAAGTCGCATTTGGTATTTTCAAGGGTCTTGCATTAGGCATCAGACACTTTGACCCAGTAGAATACGCACCCTATTATGAAGTGCAAATCTATCTTTTGATGTTCAGAATTGACATTTTTTTCCTTCCTACATCTGAAGAATAGCAAGTGATTCAAAGCAATTTGACAAAATACTTGTGCCTTGCATTGTCTATATATTTGTACAATCGAATTGTTTGACCTATATTTGAGGACTGGCGAAGCAATGCCATCGTTCTTTTCTTGTTAACTAACTGGTCTTCAGATGATTAGGTGATTAAATGATGTTCGTGAAACATCTACACCACTGATTCTCAAGCACTTGGGACAAGCACACATATTGCACTACACATTCATAAAAGCTACACTTGGCAAGTTCGTGACACATTAACCACATGGAACTTCTTCATCACCAGCCTAAGATGATTAATCAAGAAGATGTTTGAAGCACTGCAAATTGAAAGAGAAAGTTAAACTGATGAGGGTTTAAAACCCGAAACACCAGACAAACATCTGGTGTCTTTAACTAACTAAAAAAACACAAGATGAAAAATCCAATCACACAAAAAGAATTGAAAAGTATCAAATCAAATGTTGAAAATAATGCAGTCTGGTTTGTTGCATCATTCATGGAATTTGATATTTCTGGAACAAAGTCAGAATTCATTTGGGAATTCAGTGAATGTTCAACTGCTTTTGACCACTTCAATTCTAAAGTATTAGACTTCTCAAACAGAGGAAGACAAAAGGCAGTTCTTGGAACTTGCACAGATGGTGTTGTTCGTATTGGTGATGTGAAGATTACTGAAAACACTGACTGGTCAATGATTGAAATTAAATAAGTACACTGAAGAGTTCTGAAGAACGAAACACTACTGATGTGAATCATGGTGTCTGTACTAACTAAAAAACACAAGATGGAAATTTTAACTACAAAACAAATTCAAGTGAAAGAAGCAGTCAACCTTCTAAGAAACATCAAGGTGAACATGACTAATTCAAGGGATGTTGATTCAACAAACTTTGAAATTCACTACAATGAAACACAAATTGGACATGGACATTTGAACAACAAGACCAACTTTGCACACGTAACTATCAATGAAGGGTTGTTTTCAGAAGAAGATGAATGTGAATTGATTGACTATTTGGTTGATGGTATTGAAGGCGGAACAATAAACACATAACACTGATGAGTTCAAAAGAACGAAACACCACTGATGTGAATCATGGGTGTCTGTTATTAACTAAAACAAAAATAGAAATGGAAATTTCAAAAGCACAAGCAAAAAGAAACAAGGACAAATTCAACTTGTTGACAAACAGAATGACAAAGAATTTGATGGAATTCAAAAACACATATATAGGTGACTATGTTATGTATGAAATACATCAAATAGAAAGAAAAGCAAATGCATTCAAAGGTTCAAACATGGAACTTGTTGAAAAGAATGTGATTGGAAAATCAATTTCAGCAGTAAGAAAAGAAAGTGTCTTTTCATCAGCAGAACTTAACTGCTTTTTCTGTGAAAAAAATACACAATACTATGGCTATGATGACAGAATCACAAGTGTTTCAATTGGTTCAGTCATAAGGGCAAGAAGGAAAATGGAACTGATTGAACTGCACAAGGTTGAATTCTATGCTGAAGCATCAAAATCATATGAAGTGAAGTGCAACAAGTTGATTCAAGGAATGATGTCATATGACTGGAATCACAAAATGGTTGTTGATGATGTGACTGATGCTGGAAAAGATTTTTCAATTCTTGTTTACAATCCAAGTGTATATTCAAGTGAGAAAGAAAAGTTGATTGCATCAGCAGAGTTTTTCTATCATGCAAGAATCATTTATGCATGTGGTGAAATTAAAAGACCACATTTCAGATTCATCACAACTACAAGAAAAACATATCTAAGCTAATCTGAAGATGACTTCAATAGTCGAAACACTAATGTTGTGAAACATGGGTGTCATTAGCAATCTAAAACAAACTAAAAATGGACTATCAAAAAGAAACACACAATGCAGTTGTCAAACTTTATCAAGACAAAGCAAGTGAATGTGAAAGACTTGAATCAGAACTGAAGCAGTTGAAGAACAAGTCAAGAAATATGAATGTTGAATTGAAATTGTACAAAGCACTTGCAATTGATGGTGCAATCTATGTCAATTCATATTCACAAGATTGTGATGGTGTTGAATCATATTCTTCTGGGGTTTACAATTCAATTGAAGACTACTATCAAGGTGAAGAAGACTTTGCTGATTCAGTTGAAGGTTCTTGTTCTTGGGATATTGTGTCAAAAGAAGATGCAAGACCAGATGAAGAATGTGGTTCTTTTGGTCAAGGGTGGGGGATTAACTAAAAACAAAAATCATGTTTAGAAAATGCATCATCAAATCAGTGCTAATTGAAGCACACTGCAAGAAGGTATCTTTGGAAGTTGTCCAAAGGTATCTTTCCATTTATTACAATATCAACACATCATTGTTTGTTCTTAGAAAAAGAATGACCATGATGAAAATCACAAAACAATGCTAAGAAACTTTGAAAAGGAAACTGGCAATCTATCAGATGAAGAACTGAAGATGGCTGAAAAAGTTTCAAACGGATTGAAGAAGTATGTTGGAAAGTCAAATGCTATTTCTGGAACAAAGATTTGTTCTGGATTCAACAACAACACTGACCACAGAATTCAATCTGTTAGACTTCGCAAAATCATTAATCATTTAAGGAATCAAGGTGAACCAATTTGTTCTTGTTCTTCTGGTTATTTCTACCCAGCTACACCACAAGAAGTCAAAGACACTTGTATTTCAATTCAACAAAGGGTTGATTCACAGATTCAAGTCATTAATCAACTAAGCAAACACATATGAAAATTAGACTGACAAAAGGAAGCAGATACAAGATGCTTGACACACCAAAAGCAATTGCCATTGGTTACACAAGAAAGAACCCACACTTCATTTCAAGGAAGCATTCACTTCTTGTTGATGTTTCTGATGGTGTCTGGGACATTATCATCCCAGATTGGATGATTCATACCAATGAAGATTTAAAGTTGGACATGGAACTTCTATGGAATCAAAACAAAATGAATGACAACACAACAGATTTCAGATGGAAGGAAGAAAAGAATTTATAAACAGAATGCAATGGATGGTGTTGGAAATCAAGCAAAGCAAACTTGATGATTCCAACATTCTTTCAATGCTTGAATATCAATTGAAGATGCGTGAACAAGAACTTCTAAGACACACAAAAAGAAGTGTTGTTGGTGAGATGGAAATGCGTCTTGGAGAGAACATTTCAAATACATACATCATCAAAAAAGGGAATGACAAGTTTCTGGATTTGATTGATTCTGTGTAATAATATGAACTATATTGCAAAAGAATTTAGACACATGAACATTGAAATTGAAATGCTGGTGGATGAAATGCAAGATGTTGCATCAGCAAAATTCTATGCATCTGCAAGATGGAAAGATGCCAGAAAAAGAGCAAATGATTCTTTCATGATTTCATTGTTTGGTTCAGCAAAACTGAATCATGAAGTTGAAATCAAAAGACAATCAACTATCAGATGGCAAGAAAGACTTGTCAGAATTACAGAAGCCTTGAATGAGTATTCAAAACAACAACTAAAACACTTAAAAAATGAGTAGACTATTTAATCAATTCGTGCAAGAAGTCTTTGGTGGAAATCCACATCTATATGATGAAGCAAAACAGATTGAATCTGAAGCACAAGAAGAACAATTCATTGATGCACAAAGCAAGTGCAATCCTATGGATTCAACAACCCTTGAATGGGAACAACTAAACAAACCAAACACTAAAAATCAAACTTTAAAAAACAACTAAGATGGAAAAGAAAAGTAAAGTGACCAGCACACAAGCCAATGGAACTTGGGATGGTAAATTTGGAACAATGTACAAGCATGAAATCACATTTGAAAATGGTGATTGTGGTGAATATTCATCTAAAGCAAAAGACCAGACAAAGTTTGTTGTAGGTCAAGAATCTGAATATATCTTCACTGATGGTCAATATCCAAAAGTGAAACCAGTATTCAACAAGCCATTCACATCATCATCATTCACAGAAAATCCAGACAGACAAAGAATGATTGTCAAGCAATCTTCATTGAAGTGTGCAGTTGATTTGTGCATTGCTGGTCAAAACAATGGGAAGACAAATTTCAATCATCTTGATTTGAAGAATGTGTTTGCAAAAGCAGAAGAAATTGTTGCATGGGTCATGGCTGAATCTAAGGTTGAAACACCAGAATCAGCATTCACCAAAGTAGAAAAGAAAGTTGAACCAAAAGAAGACTTGCCATTCTAATGAAGTGGACACCTAATAACAAAGCAGAACAGATATTTGTTGAAGCATTCCAGACAAAGACGGAAATGGCAAGACAGATTGGTGTCACCAGAACAACACTGGATGCCTATCTGAATTGTCCATCAAAGTTGAATTCTAAAATCAAGAAGATTGCCAAGTTGACAAGGCATTCAGAATTGACATTGTTCAAAGCAATCAACACTTGATGGAATACGCATTCAACATACATCTGGCAAAGGAAATTGGACTGGAAGAAGCTATCATGATGAAGCACTTCCAGTTCTGGGTTTCCAAAAACATAGCAAACAAGAAGCATTTGCATGATGGTCACACTTGGACATATAATAGTGTGAAGGCTTTTGATTCACAATTTCCATTTTGGACACAGAACCAAATCAGAAGAATCATAAAGTCATTAGAAGGTCAAGGAATCATCAAGACTGGCAACTATAATTCTGCTAAGTATGACAGAACAAAATGGTTTGCAATCATAGATGAACAAAGATTTGTGGAAATGCACAAATGCAATTCTGCAAAAGCACAAATGGATTTGGCTAAAAACACAAATGGAATTGTGCAAACGCACAAACCTATACCAGTTACTACAAACACAGATACTACAAACACAGATACTACAACCATATATAAAAGGTCAATTGATTTATACAATCAATTTTGCCTTGACACTTTTGATGCACCAGCAAAGATTGATGGTGTGCAAGGAAAGTCAATGAAGGCTATTTTAAAGTATTTGCAGAAGGTTTCAAAGCAAAAAGGTGTCAACACACCAGAAGGAAGTTTGAATGCATTAGAATACATCTTTAAGAACTGGAACAACATTGAACCATTTCTTCAAAAGCAAGTCAAACTTAGCCAGATTAATAGTAATTTAACAAACATTATCCAACAACTAAAACATGGACAAGAATCAAAATCACAATCAATTGCTGATGACATCTTATCAAAATACAGATAGACAATTGATGTCACCAATACAATCTGGATTCAATCTTCAAGTTCTATCAATGAGCATGAAAGACATTGTGAACATTGCACTGGTAGACAAGCCAGTGTCATTGTTCAAATCATACAAGCAAGAAGAAGAAAAGACCATTGACATTTTGATGTTGATGTTGTTGAAGTTTCAAGACTTCTTCAACTGCAAAAGCAAGATGGACAAATCACAACTGGTTGAAACTGCACATCTGGTGATTCATAAATTCAGACATCTAAACTTCTATGACATTGGAATGTGTCTGAAGGAAGCAAAGATGAATGAGAAGATATATGATAGGATTGATGGTAACATGATTCTGGAATGGCTGATGAAATATGACATCACCAGAACTGGAATGATTGTCACCAAAAGACAAGAACAAGACAGACAGAACAACAATGATTGCAAGAATCTTGCAGAAAGAACCAGCATTCAAACATTGAAAGACTTCCTTTCATGAGAAAACAAAAAGAACAACTTCTGCAAAAAGCAGTTGTCAGATATGTGAAGATGAAGCATCCACAAGTGTTCATGAATGGTTCACTTGGTGGTGTGTTCATTAAGTCTGCAAGACATAGAAACTATAAATCAAAAGGCTACACATCTGGATTTCCAGACTTATTCATCTATGAACCAAGAATCATTCATGGAAGAATCAGACATGGACTTGCAATTGAATTGAAGGTCAAAGGAAACTATCCAACAGAAGCACAGAAAGTTGTTCTGAACAGACTTGATTCATCTGGATATGTATCAATGGTCTGCACTGGAATAGATGAAGCAATTGAAACAATAGAATGGTATATCAATTGCACCATTCCAGAAGTTGATGTGAACTATACAATCAAAGCATGAAAAACAAGTGGCATCCAATTGAATGGATATATAAAGACTTTGAATACTTTCTTGGATTTGCAGTCAAGAAAACAAAAGACAAGTATCTTTCTGAAGACTTGGTGCAAGACACCTTCCTTCAATTGATGACCATGAACCAACACAAACTTCTTATCATCATAGATTCTGGAAGAATCAAAACATATGTTTGCAAAATCATTCTGATGAAATACTTTTCAAAAAGAAGTGCTTTTCATAAACAGAATGTCGCATATCAGAACAACAAAATCAAATCAAATGATTCATTTCTGGAACATCTTGTGAACCAAAATGAACAGATGAATGTTGAACATGATGAATGGGTTGAAGATATGCACCAGAAGGTTGATGACTGCATCAATCATTTTGATGAATATGACCAGAAGGTGTTTCAATTATACTATGAACTTGGCTTGTCATTCAGAAGGCTATCTGATGAAACTGGAATTGATGCAAGGTCACTTGAACATAGTGTCAAGAAAGTGCGTGAGAATATTAAAAAACAAATAGGTGAAATTCAAGACTGACAAATCAATTGCAAAGAAACGGATTCAGACATGTGAATCATGTGAACACTTCAAGACCAGTTCAAGGACTTGTGGAACACCAGTGATTGGTGACAAGATTGGTGACAAGAAATTGTGTGGTTGCTTTATGGATGTGAAGACAAAAATATCTTTTGCATCATGTCCACTTTCTTTCTGGGGTGGTCTACAAGTGACTGAAAATGATTATCTTAGCATGAAGAAATTGTTGCAAGAAGTGAACCATCAAATCACTGGACAACAAAAAGAAGTGTTGTTTGATATGGTCAGAAAATACATTGGTGGAAACAAGAAGACATCCAGTTGTGTTCCATGCTTGAAGTCAGCATTGGATGACATCAAACAAATAGTGAAAGAATATGAAGAACAGAGTTGAACCAAGATACAAGACCAACAAATCAATCAAACAAAAGATTGACAAACTACTTGAACAGAATGCCAGAAACATTTCCAATTGTGGAACTGGTTCAATGTTTGACATTGGTGATGAAAAGTGCAAATCAGAATGGACAAGAATGGAAGCTGAAATCAAACAGATGGATTCATTGTTCTTTGATAGAATCAAAGACTAATAAACAACAACACAGATGACAAAACTAATTCTTCCAGTTGGTGTTGAAACCATTTCAACAAGGGTTGATGGTTCAATCAAACTTGTTCTATCAACACAAGAACTGGACACTGAAAAAGCAGTCAAATTATTCAATCTTAGAAGGAAGGAAGCATTGATGTATCTTTCCAGTGATAACATATCAGAAAAAGAATTGGATGCATTAGATGGCTTTAAAATAGATTCACACAATCTTGATGGAAAATCACCTTCACAAAGACTTCGTGCAGTTCTGTTTGTATATTGGAAACAACACCATGCAGACACATCAGAATTTGACATCTTCTATCTTAGACAGATGAATTCGTTCATTGATAGAATCAAAGACAAACTTGAATAAATGCAGAAGCACACAAAAATATATCTTGAAGGGTTTGGATATACAGACACAGACTTTGTTCCTTGTGAAGTATGTGGAAAGACTGCAACTGATATTCATCACATTGATTGCAAAGGAATGGGGGGGTCAAAAACCAAAGACACAATTGACAACCTTCAAGCATTATGCAGAATGTGTCATGTGAAATTCGGTGACAAGAAACATTGGTTGGAATACTTGAAAGAAATACATGAAGCAAAAATGAAAGCACATGAATCATCACTATAAAAAAATGAAGATTGAACCAGTTGACTTCATAGTGTCAAACAACATTGATTTCTGTGAAGGGAATGTCATCAAGTATGTTTCCAGACATGAAAAGAAGAATGGTGCAGAAGACATCAGAAAAGCAATTGACTATTTGACAATCATATTAAAAACAAAGTACAATGACAAAGAAGAAGACTGAATTCAATCCAGATAATGAAAAGCACATTGAAATTGTGCAAGAAACTGAACAAGCAATGAATGAATCTTTTGATGACTTCTTGAAAGACTTATCAGATAGGGAACAACCAACATGCAACATTGACAATCCAGAAGATTGTGAAGAATGTGGTTCATGAATATCTTGAATGAAGATTATAATTAAGACAATTTGAGCTACAACAATGGTAAACATGAGCTGAATAGAAAGACTAATTGGCTCATAACTAAAACAAGACAAAGATGGGGATGATTAAGACACTCAATCAAGACAAACAACAAGAAGCATCAATGAAGTTGCCAGAAGAACAATTTCCAAAGAAGGAAGATGGAACAATGGACATCATGAAGATGATTGACAACCTATTTCCAGAACAACCAAACCTTCAAGAATATATGAAAGAAGTCTGCAAGGGATATGCACTTCAAATGTGTATGCAATCAGCAGAACAATTGATTCAAGTGATTAAAGGTGGGAAGTTGAACATTGAACCATCAGACTTTGTTCCACAAGAACTTGCACCAACTATGAACATGAATGAAAAACCAAGTCATAGTGACAAGTAGTGACACAATAAAACAAAAGAATCATGGCGTTTGAAAAAGGAAACAATCATGCTGGAAGTAGAAAGGGGATTCCAAACAAATCAACTGCTGAAATTCGTGATGCATTTGAAAAGCTACTTCATGACAATCTTGACAACATGAATGGATGGTTGTCTGATGTAGCACAAGAAGACCCAGAAAGAGCGTTGAACATCATTGTGAAGATGGCTGAATTCATTGTTCCTAAATTACAAAGAACAGAATTGAAAGCAGAAGTCACAGATAAGTCAGTGACAATCAATTTGATTCCAAAGAAGATTGCAGAACAAAATTGAAATAGAACTATTTCCAAAGCAGATTGAATGCTTTGACTACCTATCAGATGACACCACAACTGAAGTGTTGTTTGGTGGTGGTGCTGGTGGTTCAAAAACTTTCACTGGATGTCTTTGGCAAATCCAAAGAAGATTGATGTATGCTGGAACAAGAAGTGTCATTGGAAGGTCTAAACTGAAGAATCTGAAATCAACTACATTGAACACATTCTTTGAAGTTGCACAAGACTTCTGTGGATTGAAACCATATGAACACTTCACCTACAATGCACAAGATTCTACAATCACCTTTTTCAATGGTTCTATCATCTATTTGAAAGACTTGTTCTTATATCCATCAGACCCAGAATTCACTTCATTAGGTGGGCTCGAAATCACTGATGCATTCATTGATGAATGTGCTGAAGTTTCAAAGAAGGCAATCAACATTCTGAATTCAAGAATTAGATTCAAGCTGGACAAGTTTGGTTTGATTCCAAAAACATTGATGACTTGCAATCCTACAAAAACATGGTTATATTCTGACTTCTATAAACCATCAAAAGAACACAGACTTCCAAAGCACCAGAAGTTCATTCAATCACTTGTGACTGACAACACTGAAATATCAAAACACTACATCACACAACTTCAGAAACTGGACAAGGTGTCAAGACAAAGACTTCTTCTTGGTGACTGGGAATACAATGAAGATGATGCAATGTTGTTTGATTATGATTCTATCCATGATATGTTCACAAATCAAATTGATGATGGCATGAAGTACATCACTTCAGATGTTGCCAGATTTGGTTCTGACAAGACCATCATCATTCTGTGGAATGGATTGACCATTGAAAAGATTGTGTCAATTGCAATGTCATCTGTTCCAGACACAATCAATGCAATCAAGATTCTTGCACTTGAAAACAACATCCAGATGTCACACATCATTGTTGATGAAGATGGTGTTGGTGGTGGTGTGAAAGATGGTCTATCTGGTTGCAAGGGATTTGTCAATGGAAGCAAAGCACTGAAGTCAGAAAACTTCCAGAACTTGAAGACACAATGCTATTTCAAATTGGCAGAAATGGTGAATAGTGGAAAGGTAGCAATCAAAGACACCAGATTCAAACAGACCATCATAGAAGAACTTGAAGTGGTCAAGCGTGACAAATTAGACAAGGACACACAGAAACTTGCAATCATTCCAAAGGACACTATCAAGTCACTACTTGGTAGGTCACCAGATATTGCAGATGCTATCATGATGCGCATGTGGTATGAAGTAAAAGGAAACTATGGTGTGTATGCATTCTGATTGTGCAAACAAAGAAAACAATCTTTTAATCTATACGAATGAAGAAGACATTTGAAATATCAATTCCAACTGACTGGTCTGAAGTCAGCATTGAAAAGTATTCAGAATATAATAAGATGCTATCTGAAGAAGACACAGACAAAGATGTGATGGTGAAAACTATCTGTGCTTTGTGTGGTGTTCCAGAACAAGTTGTTGAAGTCATGAAGTTGTCTGATTTGAAGCAAATCAATCAAGGGTTGCAAAAGCTAATCAGCAAACCAGTGAACAAAGAAATCATCAACAAAATAGACATTGAAGGAACAATGTATGGATTCCATCCAAATCTTGATGAAATGACAATGGGTGAATTTGTCGACATTGAAACATTTGCAAAGGACAATGACTTATCAAAAATGATGTCTGTGTTGTACAGACCAATAAGTGAAGAAGAAGGAAGCAGATACAACATTGAACCATATGATTCAGACATTCATGTGGACAACTGGCACAAATTCAAGAAACTATCTGTGAACATTGGAAATCCAATTGCAGTTTTTTTTTGGACTTTAGGAACAACACAATTGAACAATTTCCATCAGTCTTCAGAAAAGGAAGAAAGCAATCTGCATCAAGTGGATATGGCTGGTTTGCAATAATTGATGGACTTGCATCTGGTGACTTGTTGAAGTTTGATTCAATCACCAAATTGCCATTGATGTTTTGTTTGACAAAGATGTCATTGGATGCAGACAGAAATCTTGAAAGAGAAAAAGAAATGAGAAAAAGAAATAGGTCATGATAACATACAAAGCAATCATTGAATATTTTGATGTGATATGTGAAAGACATCAACAAATCAATTCTTTCACCTATGGCAAGAAGGTGTTCTATGACAAAGAGAAATTCACCAAATATCCAGCAGTTCACTTGTCACTGACTGGGTTTGAAGTGCAAGACCAAGTGGTTGTGTATGGGTTTGACATATCTGTGTTTGATAGGTACAATCATGAATCTAATGAAATGCGAAATGAAGCAACTTGCATTTCAGATTCAGCATTGATTCTTCAAGACTTATGCAAGGAATTCACAGAAGGGAAGTTTTTCATCAATCCAGACACCAATATCAGTCTTCAACTTCCAGTCAGTGCAGTTCCTATTTTTGATGAAGACCCAGACATGGTCACTGGATGGACAACACCTTTTGACATTATCACACCAAATGAAGTGTCACCATGCAACATTCCATATTTTGAAAGTGAAAGACAGAATGCATTGGTGTACACATTGCCAGATTCAGTAAAAGTGTGTGCATGGTATTCAAGGGAACAGATTCACAATCAATCAACTTTCAGCGGACAAGAACTTGTTTCACTTGCACCAGTGTTTGACAATGTTTCTGGAAGTGATATACTGACAATGAATGGAAGTTCAGTGACTTGGAATCCAGAAAAGAATGCATTCAAGATGTATGATGTTTCTAATACTACACGAATGGCACTTGAACATTCAGCCATCACAAAAGACAATGCAACATTCTTCATCAGAATCAAAGACTTTGGAAGGTATAGTGATGTAACAACTGCAAATTCAATTTGTTATTTTGGTGATGTTGACACGTTTACAAATGGATTCTATATGCGAATAGACCCAAGTGGAAAATTGGAAATTCTGTCATGGTCTGATGGTTCAGTCATGTATAGTGATTTTCCTATTTGCCCAATAAACGGAACTAATGCATCGACACAATCAAGAAGACTTGAACCATTGACAATTTGCATTCAAGTGACAACAACAAAAATCATTCTATGGTATGGGGTGACATCCAATGAAAAAGTAGAAA